TGTCAATCCTCATTACAGCTGACCTCCACCTCAGCGCAAACCCACGCGACGAGTACCGGCTTGCATGGCAGCAAAAGCTTCGCGCGCTGGCCCGCAAGCACAAGGCTGAGTGCGTTCTAATCCTCGGCGATCTCACAGAGGAGAAGGACCGCCACGGCGCGTGGTTGGTCAATCAAGTTGTGCAGCATCTGTCGGAGCTGGCCTTGATTTGTCCGGTTGTCATTCTCAAGGGGAACCATGATTACGTGGATGTGAGCAGCCCATTTTTCGCGTTCCTGGGGTCCGTTCCGGGGATTACATGGGTAGGGAGCCCCCGAACGGCCGAAACCCTCCCCATACCTCCCCTAGCGGGCCTGAAAAGGGTCCTTTTTTACCCCCATGGCTCCAAAATGGACGACCCCAAGGGCTTCGACCTGGTGTTCGCGCATGACACGTTCCAGGGGGCTGCGATCGGGCACTCGATGCGTGCGGACCATGGCCTGTCACCCAGCCTATTCGGCAAAGCTCAAGTGATCAGTGGCGACATCCATATCCCGCAGCAGGTGGGTCAGAACGTGACCTACGTCGGCGCCCCTTACACTGTCGACTTCGGGGACGACTACGAGCCGCGCGTACTCGTGCTAGCAGGGGGCAAGACTATTAGCGTGCCCTGCCCTGGCCCACAGAAGCGGCTCGTGGATGTAGTGGATGGTAAGTTTGATAAGGGCAGAGTGACGCCTGGGGATATTCTCAAGGTGCGTGTCCACCTCACGAGTGAGAACCGCAATGACTGGCACGCAATTCAGAAGACGATACGAGATACTTTTGAAGAGATGGGGTGCATAGTGCACGCGGTGCAGCCCGTCCTTACTGATAGCAGGAGTCGGGTTAGCCGCAAGCTCAGCAAACCCAAGACACAATCCGACAAGCTACTGCTATTACAGTATGCAAGGGCAAGGAAGATTGACGAGAGTACTACAAAGGTGGGACTCCGACTAATGAGGAACGCATGAGTAGAGCAAGAAAGAAAAACGACACGGAAGCGGTCGGGATCATAATCAACATCAACCCGGAGTGGCGACTCCTGTACGATGGGACACAGTTTCACGTGCAGAAGGGCCGGGTGCGTAAAGATGGCAAGCAAAAGGGTGAGGAGGTGTGGGTGAGCCAGGCTTACATCTGCGAACTCGACAACGCGATCATCTGGCTGGCAAGCAAACAGATCTACTGCATCCCCGGCACCTACGAGATTGAAGCCCTCGAGCATCTCTGCAATGCGCTTGACCAAATCAAAGCTGACTGCAGATTGGCAGTGCAGAAGGGCATCAATGCCATACAAGAATCACAAGAACTATCAACCGTCCACTAAACTATGCACAGTGTACCTCCTTCACTTCTCCGAGCCCTTTGGTCATGCAAGACACTACGTCGGCGTTACCAGCCGTGCGGATGTGAACGAGCGGCTCGCGGAGCACAGGAGCGGGCGTGGAGCCCGCTTGTGCGCGTATGCAGTGGCGGCAGGTATCAAGCTGATACTGGCACGCACGTGGGAAGGTGTGCCTCGCTTTACCGAGCTGAAACTAAAGGGGCGTGGCAAGCGGAAGATCTGCCCGTTGTGCATCGAGGAGGATAGACTTGCGAAGAATTCAAGACTTGAGCCCGGACGAGAAGCAGTTACTGATCCGGGACTACGTGAGGACGGACCTGTCGATCGAGGCACTCCAGGCAAAGCATAACGTTGACTGCCGCCATTTGTCAGACGTAGTACGCAATGCCGGGTTCTCACCGCGGCGTAAAGGCCCCCAAGTACCTGGTCGTTGAAGAGGGATTGAACTTCCGGGTTTGAACTGTTACCTACCATTCCAGTACTCCGAACGCGCGTGGAGGAATGGTACTTTGTGGATCGTCGCCAAAACCCAAGCAGGCCGCGAGGCATGGGCGGGACTGAACATCGAACGGCAGGGCTACAGTTACTACTTGCCGGTGTTCTCTGAGATAGTGCTAGACAAGCGCAGGCAGAAAGTCGAGAAGACTCGCTGCCTGTTCCCGCGTTACATATTCGTAGAGACAGACGGGTGCTGGCATTTCCTGACAGGTACATTCGGAGTGACGGGTGTGCTGCTCGAGGCCGAGGGAGAGGGACCGGCGACGGTTCCGAAAAAAGTCATAGATCAACTGAGAGCGAGGCAAGACTCGGAAGGCAGAGTAATACTACCCGAGGCACCCAAGCGGTTCTTATTTGGTCAGAAGGTAACAGTTACAGAAGGGCCATTCTCAGGCCACATTGGAATATACCAGGGCGCGACAGTACAGCAACGGGAAAAGGTGCTGTTAGATCTCCTGGGCCGGCGTACGCAAATCCTTATCCAAGGGGATGCCCTCGCCGCTGCATAAACTGTCAACAAAATACGTTGACAGTTAGTCCCAAGTGCCGACACTTGGGTGCGGTAGCTTGACCCAAACCAAAGGAGATTAAAGAATGATGCTCACAATCTTAGTCGTCATAATTGCTGCGGTCGCTTTCGATTGGTACCGTGGTTGGCCGTGGCTCACAAAGATCCAAATATGGCTCGACAGCCACAGGTAAGGGAATCAAAAGCCAAATCAAAGTAACGAGGAAATCAAAGCAATGGATCAGATCATGGTCTGGCTTCATGGTGGGGCAATCGAGGTAGATGGTAGGGTCTACATATTCCCGCATGGAACTAGAGTAATCAAGGAGTTGCTGCGTAACTACCTCAAGAGTGTCGGCGTAGAGTTGGAGCTAGAGCCACAGCTCCAGCCAGACAAGGTGGATTGAAAGTAACCAGGGTAACGCGGCCATGAAAGCAGTTAAAGGAAAACGCGGAGGTGCCAGGCCTGGTGCAGGTCGCAAGAAAGGTTCCACCGCAACCGCAACGCAAGACCAGCGAGTGCAGTTTGCTGAAGCATGCCGACAACGGCACTCACGGCTGCTAGAGCTGATAGACAAGATCCTCGACAAGAAGAATGAGAAGGCCCTGCTCAGGGCCCCAAACCTCTTCATGTCAATTACGAACTTCCTCGCCGCTTATGGTGTGGGTCGCCCTGCACAGATGAGTAACGGGGAGGGTGCAATCAAAGGGCTGCTGCACCTCACCCCTGAGCAGCTCGCAAACCTAGGTGACCATGAGTTTGACAACCTCGACAAATTACTCACTCAACTTGCCGGAAGCCAGAGCCGCGATGGACGTAGCTCGGAGGATGAGGCAGTTGGGGAAGACGACTACGCTGCCACCGTCAGTTATACGGGACAAGGCTGACTGGCCTCCCGACTATGACTACGTCAAGGCATGGCGGCTCTCGCAACTTGCCAGGTTCGCAATGCAGCCCAAGTTGGCGCAGAGTGCCAAGGCCTACTACAGTACGCGCCCGGTAGAGTTCATCTGCCATTGGATTGACACTTACGACCCCCGCAAAGCTGCCAATGGTGAGCCCGCGTGGATGCCCTTTGTCCTCTTTGGCAGGCAGGCCGACTTCATTGAGTTCGTCATGGCCATGCTCGAGGGCGAGGCCAATGGTCTCGTTGAGAAGTCGCGAGACATGGGGGTGACGTGGTGCGCGGTTGGCCTGAGCATCTGGCTTTGGTTATTCTATGATGGTGCAGCCATTGGATGGGGTTCGCACAAGCAAGGCCAGGTCGACAAGCTTTCAGACATGAGTTCGATCTTTGAGAAGATCCGTCAAGGCATTGAGCGGTTACCCGAGGTATTCAAGCCCGCCGGACTTGTGAAGGACGAGCACCTACTGAGCATGCGTATCATCAACCCGGAGAATGGCAACACCATCACCGGCGAGTGCGGCCCGAACATTGGGCGAGGTGGCCGCACGCTGATTTACTTCAAGGACGAAAGCGCCCACTACGAGCACCCGGAGTTAATTGAAGCGGCGCTCATGGATAATACCAGGGTGCAGATCGACATCTCGAGCGTCAACGGGTTGGGTAATCCATTCCACCGCAAGCGCGACTCAGGGGTTGACTGGGCCCCTGGTCAAGAGCCTACGCGCACACGCACCAACGTGTTCGTCATGGACTGGAGTGATCACCCGGAGAAGACTCAACAGTGGTACGACGACCGCAAGGAGCGCAGTGAAGCCGAAGGCTTGCAGCATCTCTTTGCACAGGAAGTCGACCGTAGCTATTCGGCAGCCGTGGTTGGTACCATCGTACCCGCCGAGTGGGCCAAGTCTTGCATAGATGCACACCTAAAGTTGAAGTGGGGCATCCCAACAGGCAACATCCTGTCGGCCCTTGACGTTGCAGACGAGGGTGGAGACACCAACGCACAAGCCACACGCCGAGGTGTGGTACTGGTGAAGCTTGAGGAGTGGGGTGAGCGGGACACGGCTCTGACCGCACGCCGCGCAATCAAGTCCATCCAGGACCTCGGCCCTCGAGTGGGCCTGCAGTATGACTCGGTCGGCATTGGTGCAGGTGTCAAGGCTGAGACCAATCGGCTTAAGGACGAGAAGAAGCTGCCTAAGGGGTTACGCATTGACCCGTGGAACGCTGGCGCTGCTCCGCTCAAGCCCGACGCATACATCATTGCAGGGGATACCAAGTCACCCAAGGTCAAAGACTTCTACGCCAACCTCAAAGCGCAAGCCTGGTGGGAACTGCGGTTGCGTATTGAAAGGACATGGCGTGCCGTTACGAAAGGCGAGAAGTTCAAGCAAGAGGATCTAATCAGCTTTGACGCGAAGTGCATTGGCCCCCTCCTGCCGAAGCTGCTCAAGGAGTTAAGCCAGCCCACAGCTGGTACCAACGCGAACATGAAGTTGCTGGTCAACAAGAAGCCTGACGGTACTAAGTCCCCGAACCTTGGGGACGCGGTCGTTATGTGCTACTGGCCCGCGTACTCAAGCACGTACCCATCCGACTTCAGCACATGGATCTAAGACATGGCACAGGCGCAAGTTAAACAGCTACCAACGACACGGCGGTTCATGGATCGTCTGTCGAACCTTGTCTCAGGTCTCGGTACGACCAAGGACAAGGCCGCAGGTTTCACGTGGGTATTTACTGAGCTCACAGCTGCACAACTCGAGGCAGCGTACCGCAGTGATTGGATGGCACGCAAGATCATTGACATCCCCGCAGACGACGCGACGCGCGAGTGGCGCTCATGGTACGCAGATGACAAGGTGACCGCTGAGCTGGAAGCGGCGGAAAAGAAGCACAGGCTGCAACGCAAAGTGTGCGAAGCCCTGCAACGCGCCCGCCTCTATGGTGGCGCGGTACTACTAATGGGCGTCGGGGATCAGGACCCAAGCACTGAGTTGGATCCTGAGACTGTGGCGCAGGACGACCTTAAGTTCATCCACGTTATGTCACGGTGGGACATTACGAGTGGCGAGATCGACCGTGACCCTATGAGTGAGTTCTTCGGGGAGCCAACGTACTATGAGATCAACTCAATGGCACGCGGCCTTACTCGGGTCCACCCCTCACGTGTGGTGCGGTTCATGGGTAATCAGCGGCCTTCAACCATCATGTCGGCTGACGGGTGGGGAGACTCGGTACTGCAGACGGTGCAGGATGCTATCCATGACGCTGGTGGTGTGCAGGGCAGCATTGCAAGCCTCGTCTCCGAAGCCAAAGTTGACATCATCCAGATCCCGGAGTTTGCAGCCAACCTCAGCAACGACGAGTACTCGAGTGGGCTGGTTGACCGTTTCACGTATGCCAACACCCTCAAGTCGACTGTCAACATGCTGCTCCTGGATAAGGAGGAGGTGTGGACAAGACAGAACGTTCAGTTCGGGGGCTTGCCAGACATCGCCCGCCTCATGCTCCTGGCCTTGTCGGGCGCCGCGGATATCCCTGCCACCCGTATGCTGGGGCAGAGCCCCGCTGGTATGAGTGCCACTGGTGAAAGTGACACGCGCAACTACTACGACCGCATCAGTTCGGAGCAGGAGACAGACCTTACCCCTGCCCTCGAGCGGCTTGACGAAGTACTACAGCGCTCGGCTACGGGAACGTTCGACGAAGACGTTTACTATGAGTGGGATAGTTTGTGGCAGCAGACTGCAGATGAGGCAGCGACCACGAACCTCAAGCTCGCACAAGCGTACCAGGTTGACGTCAACGCCGGACTTATCAACGACGAGATCCTGGCTGAGGCCCGGAGCAATCAGATCATGGAGTCGGATGCGTACCCGGGTTGGAAGCAAATTGTTGACGACCATGGTGGTGAGATCATGGCTCCGGAGCCCGATCCCAATGACCCGGCAGTTCAGGCAGGGTTCGAGGCCATGCGTCAGAAGGCGCTCGCGTCACAGGGGCTTCCTCCAGATGGGGGTGTGCCACCCCAAGGTGGCGGTAAGCCCCCTGCAAACCTCCCCAAACCAGGCACAAAGCCCGGCAAAGCGACGGATGCCAATCCCTATCACGTCAAGTCCGGAGAACATGGTGGTGAGTTTACGAGCGGTCCCCATGCGGGCAGCGGTGAGGAAGACTGGCGGGCAAAGAACTTGGCCGAGCTCCAAGCCCATATTGGTACCCTGGAACCAAACAGTGAAGAATGGTTACGCGCCAAGCTTGACGAAATCGAGCTGGAGAATGAGATCTCCGGGTACTCGTCAAGGCGCAATGATAACCGGGTGGAGTACCAACGCCGACTCGACAAAGTCCTGGCTTCAGGCCCCGCGCCAACGAATGAGTCACACCCCCTGCCACCGCATGGAGACACCGTGTCTGAGTACACTGATCCCTCAGGTCGTGAGGAGTGGGTGAGCGTCGTCAAGAAGGCTGGCGCGGATCATTACATAGTCGAAGCAGACAACTACAGTTACGAAGGTACAGCTGAGCAGGTGCGCGAGCATCTCCGCAAGAATGGTTATGTCTTCTCCGGCTTTGACAAGTCCCAGGACGGTCCAGGATATAAGTACCAACCCTCCTCGAATATGCCATCAGTCACAAGGCCGCGCCCGAACAAAGGCAAGTAGGAGATCAGTTACATGAGCCTTTACCAAAGCAATCTGCAACTGCCGAAGATGGATAGAACCATCTCAGCGGTGACCCTGTCGTCTACGGCCAAGGCCCTTTATACGTCCGCGGACTTTCCGGCCTTGCCAGCCTTCTTCCGCGAGGCGGCACGCAAGATGAAGATCCACTTGTTCGGTAAGATGACGACGGGTGCGACTCCAGGCAACGGATCGTTCAAGGTCTTCTATGGGAGTGGGGCCGACAATGCCGGTACCGCGCTAATGACCGGCACAGCCGTTGCCCTGCTCGCGAACCAGACTGATATCCCCTGGACCGCGGAACTCGACATCTTCTGCGTAACGCCAGGAGCAAGTGGCTCGCTGTTCTGCTCAGGCATTGCACACTTCGGCGTCTCACTCATTGCCAGCACCTTGCAGCCAATCCTTCTACCGGCCTCGACTCCGGCATCGGTCGGCTCACTCGATCTCACGGACATAACACTGATCCCATCGGTTCAGTACCTGCGCTCCGGCTCCACAGCGGAAACCATGCAGGTTCTCGACTTCGACGTGATCGGTGGCTCAAGCGGCAAGTGGGTCTAGCAAATGGCAGAGACGACCTACTACCTCGAGTACAGCAACCCGTCTGACATTGGTGGGTACCAGACAATTCGGACCACCGACACTGCTGGTGCATTGGTCGAGAGGGTCATGAGTACTGGCGAGATGCTCAACTCAGTGCATCCGGCCATAGTAGCAGAGTTCGTCACCGAGCCCTCGAGCACTCCTGGTGGCACGACCATCACCGCGGTATACGGGTTTCTTGCGAGCATGTGGGCGCGGACGGATGTGCTTGCCAATGTATTCGAACTCACGGTAGACCTGCTGCGTTACAAGGATAGTGGTACCATTGCTAGTGCCAGCGTCTTCGTAGAGTTCTACGTGGAGCCAGGGAATGCCGGGCTTGCAGCGCGTGACCATATCAAGCGCGGATCCGGGTCGTGGATTACTGACGGCTTCACACCAGGATGCCGAATCCTTGTGGCAGGTTCGACCTACAACGATGGTACCTATCTTGTGCAGGACGTCTCCCAGTTCGTCTTGACGCTGGCCCCTGGCGAGCAACTGACTAAGCAGGATGACGGCTTCAAAGAACAGGCCACGGTTACGATCTCTACTAAGGAGAAGTGGTTTGCAGGGGCCACAAGTGGACAGTTCTCCGACGTCTTGCAGCAAAAGACGTGGACCAACTCAGGGAATATCCCCGACGAGACCTTTGCCGCAGCCGATAGGTTAGTGGTAAAGCTATGGGTCCGGCGTGTGGCAGGCAATAGTGACGTGCGGATGATGGTCCAGTTCGAGGGTACTCACGACGCGACTGTGGTGATCAGCTAATGACCGCTACCAGGAACTTTCATCTTGAGGCCAGTAACGGGCCGTACCAGCTCACTGACGTGACTTCGATCACGTGGTCGCAGGCGAACCTTGGTTCGGGCATCATCCCGTTGTACAACGCGCCCGAAGCCATCATCCTTGTGCAGGTCGCGTGCTCCAATACTGCGGATGCGTCTGCGGCAACGATCACGATGAGTGACCCTGCTGGGCTAACATGGCAC